TCATCATTCTCAGGACGAGGGAACAAAGGGTGTGTTACCGGGGTGTACTCACTTAGCTTTACAGACACAATGCCTCCTTAAGGCGATGAAACCAGCTCTTCTTCTCAAGTTCCTTGTACCCAAAAGCACTCAGGTCAAGCTCGCTTCCGGCTATTGACAATGTTACCCTCACAGGACCGCGGGCAGAACAGTCTATGCGCAAATCGGTGATGCCCTCGATCTCAATGTTGCGATCGTACACATGCAGGTTCCGTCCCGATGGTCCTCCAACTATCCTCAACATGCTAACCTCCTTAGAAAAAGGGATGAGACTGAAAGAGAGGAGGTGGCTCTTTCAACCCCATCCCCGGCGAACTTAGGTATAGGCGACTGCGTCTGGCAAGTCGGTGTAGGCTTGCCCGTTGATCAGCTCTGCGGTCATATAGGCCGCTGCTGTAGTCTGTGTTTCAGCGGTTCCAGTAACGACCATAGTGAGGAACCCACCACCACTAAGGGTGATACCTCGCGGGCACTCAAGCGCACACTCAGCCAGAGTGAGCGTTAGCTGTTGATACTGAGTTGTACTTGTACCAACAAGCTCCGGACTGCGCAGAATGAACGATACATCAGTCTTCAACAGCGTTGAAGACCAAGTATAGGCATCATGGCCGTGGCGCAGGATGCTGCGATACAGGTAGGGATCCTTCCACTTGTAGGTGAGCTGGAATGATGCTGTCTGTCCTACCAGTACAGCGTCGTCGGGCTGGAAGCTCCCAACGATCAACTCCGGTCGAATGCCATCTGCGGAGAAGCTGTTAGCGATGGCAAGTTGAAAGCCGATGGTGGGTACGTCGAAGTCTGTGTTTTCCCCATCACCGAGATCAATGCCAGACACGGCCCCAAAGATCGGTGAAGCAGAGGCCGCAGCCAAGATCACTGAGTCAGTGTCCTCGTATACATCGGACATGGCACTCGACCAGTCAGATGCGTCAGAGGCCCAGCCCGCCCCAATGGACAGGAAGGACATGTCGGCTACCGCGGGAGCGCCGGCGCCTACCGTTAGGGCCAGGCCGCTCATCTTGGCATCTTCCATGTACTCGCCTTCCTCCTTACCCGAAGTGCAGTTGGGGAGGAAGCGTCTCAGTGTCATCCAGGGGTGATCACAAACGTCAGCACGAGGCCTGAAGGTGGTGGTGTAAACACCATCCGCATCACTCGTACCGGCGGCGTTTACGCCACCCAAAAGCGCATACAGTAGATAGCCGATATCCCCCTCGAGGCGGGGCGACCAGTTCGCTCCACCGGCCCCAGCGTAAAACATTTTGTAGCTCCCGCCTGGGTGGTAGGTGCCGCCTACCTCGATCGGGAAACGACCAATTCCCTGCTGCGTACCGAGATTCGCGTTGTTGACACGAACCTTTTTGAAGTCTCCGTCCACGGTTACAGGGGTGCCCTTTGCATCCTGGATGCCGAAAGCGAGCCCTATACCTGGACTACTTGCTGTAGTCATTGTCTTAGCTCCTCATGATTGTAGTGTAGGCTGACAGCCATTTTCGATATCCGGTATTGATGCTGTGCTTTTGCGTAACATCCAACCATCCGCGACGTTGGATAGATGTGCGCAGGTGCTCGTCATCAATCAGACTCTTGATGGCCCCGTAATAACCTTCATCGGTGTGCTCGACCAGCAGACCGTTGGAGCGGTGTTTTACGGTTTTAGCATAAGCCTTGCTATCGGTCGCAATTACCGCCGCGCCACCAGCGGACCCATTCAAAAGTGTGCGCTTCGCCGCCCATGATTCGAGTGCCTTTACCGCAGACTTGCAATCGTTGAACCGATCATCGGGGTCGATAGCAGCAATCACGATGTCGGCTTCCGCAATCATAGTTGGGTACGCATAATAAGGCATGTGTGGAATGAGCTTGACCTGCTCACTCTCCTTGATGTAGTTGGGATGAAACCCGCCAATTAGCAGGCGCACTTCCGGATACTCTTCCAAGATCGTATAGGCCGCGTTAGACGCCGGTATCCAGTCCTCTCCATGCGTGGGTGTTCCCGTAAGCATGATGTTGAGCGTCCCCGAATACTTGCGCTTGTGTGCCGCTGCCCTCTTTGAAAAGAAGCTGTGCTCGATGTAGTTAGGAAGCACATAGATTGGCCTGTCTGTGAAGGCTCCCATCAAATCAGCTAGCGGCTGTGTAGTAACTGTAACAGCGTCTGCTAGAAAGACAAACATGTTCGAGGTCTTCTTTGTTCCCTTGGAAATGTCCCTATAGAGCTCTGTGAGATCATCGTCAGTCTCATAGACCAGCTTTGCGCCCTTGCTTCTCAGAAGTGCGCAGAACTCAAAGACCTGGTCGGCGTCAGAACTAACTGGCCTAGCCATGACGATTATGTCTGACGAGAGAAGGCGGTCCCTTTGCTCTGCGGTTAAGCCGGTTGCCATAGACTGAGCATGGATCCACGCTACCTCGTGCCTGGTCTTTTTGCCAATGGTGTTCAAGGGCGATGTTACTCTGTAAATGTGAATTGCCCTTGGGTGCCCGGGTTTCCCCGGCATTACTGCTGTGATCCGCATATTACTCCTGGTCTGTAGCTATCTCAACATAGATCTTGGTATCCCAAATGTAATCATTCGGGGGACCACCGCGCCGGCGATTGTGGGTGATCACTGGAACACACCGCCAAGCTGACTCATTGAACGGGTCCTTGATCGTTGCCCCATCCTCGTCAAGCATTTTCCAAGCCCATTCCTTAGGCACTGTCGTGTAGCCCTTGACTATGGCCTGCAAGAAGGAGCAGCCGGCACACCCAAGCCGAGCTACCTCAACATCGCTCAGGTCTGCATCGATGAAGTAGCTGGTCATTTTGATCACAAGGCGCCTGAAATAGCGGTTCGCCCCGCCAACCAGTATCAGCGGATGACGATCCAGCTTTTGTGAAGAATCGAATGAGCCGTACATTGAATCGCGCCAAGCTTCAATGCTATCCGGGTCGTTAGAGGAGAGCTCTATAAACACGGACGGAACGGCTATGTTCCGACCTAGACTCATGAGGTCTTCCTGCACGCGCCCGATATTGACGGTAGATGGGCCAAAGATACGGTTCACCTCATTACTATCCTCGAAGGTAAGCAGCTCTACAAGGTCGTCTGGACAAAACGCCACCTGCGACTGCGTTCCGTCTAGCTCATACACGTCCCCGCCCCAAAGGGAGTCGATGTGTCTCTTGAGTGACGCTAGGAGCTCGTAGGAGATCGCATTGGCGCTCATAGATAGTGGGTACCCTGTACTGGGTGCTGATTGATCAGGTCATAGAATTGCTGAATGTAGCGTTCGGCCAACCGCAAAACAGGTTGGTCCTCGGGGTTACCAGAGTCAATTCTGGTCCTCACCTGGCCAAGCTGGGCATACTGCGCAGAATGGTCTTCCAGAGTCCGTCCTGCAGCATAGAGCGCAACCGCCTCTATCGCCCAGGTGGGAATTGAGAGCACGTCTGCATCGGTCGCTATCTCGGAGTAGTAAGCTACATAGTGGAGGCGCATGATATCGTCCTCGTCTATGTAGGGGTTGAAGTTGATCAGAGAGTTTGGCCACACATAGTAGCCCAAGTCAAGTGAGGCCCCCGGGAAGAAGTCAACCTTGGTCAGCCAGATATCGTCGTCGGTGTGGTAAACGCCCTGTATGCGACCATCAACACAGTTACCGGGGAGGGAAAACTGTGTAGTCTCCCCATCCCCGGTGATGTCAAAGGTTGAAGCTAGGCCTGTGTGGATGGAAGCCAGCACGCGCAGGGCAGCATTGGTATTGTCAAGAATCGACTCCGCATACTTCAGCGCAGAAGAGTCATTGACCTTGCGCCCCACAACTAGCTTCAAGCTCCCATAATTCATACCACACCTACCTCTCGGGAAGACTGTCTTTATCCAGCACGGTTGTGTTGCCCATTTTCACAAAGTTAGCACGGTTCCACCGCGGCGGATATGTCCGGCATAGAAGTGGACTTCGTAGGAGTCGGGGTTCATCATGCTGTAACCCAGGTAGCTGTCCCAGCTGAAGCCCCAAACCGCGTGACGCTGGTCCTGCGGAGGGTTGATGTAGAAGGTCGGTGGCTCCATAACCACGCCCCCAACACCGGGATCTCCAAGACCCCTCTTGAGGAAGATGGCCGCGTGAACCGGCCGCGCCTTGATCACATTGCCGTAGAATCCAGTCCCGAGAGCAGTGAAGTAGTTCTCGTTGAGGACCGGGTAGCGGAGGCTGATGCGGTTGGTCGTGTAGTTGATCGCCACGATCTGGACGTCGATGTTCTTCTCGCCGTTCCAGACTGCCGAGCCGGAGGTCTCGAGCGCACTGTCCTCGGTACCAACCTCACGACAGAGTGTGATCATGTCGTTGACCTTGAAGCCGGTCTCGGCAGTGCCGGGATCGGTGATGTTGGAGAGCTGGATGTAGTGGGTAGCGTCGGCCGCACCAGTTGCCCAGTGAGCATCGACGTTGGAGGCGGAGACCTCAGGATCGGGAGAGCCATCGCCGGGCTCAACGGCCAGGATGATGGATGCGGACGCGAGGGTTTCGCCCACGTTCCACAGCACCATTCGCCAGTTTTCAATCCAGGTGATGTCCTCGAACTGCCCGATGACGTAGT